TCTGTAGTGGTGGTGTCTGTGTTTGTTGTATCCGTGTTTGTTGTGTCTGTATTTGTTGTATCTGTTGTGGTTGTATCTGTAGTATCTGTCGTTCCATCATCTAGGGTTCCTCCTGTGCTTAGGAACCATTTCTTCATCGTATCTTCTGCTTGTCCCATATTTGCAACGAATCCGTCAGACCCAGCTGCTGCACCTGTTCCAAGAGTTGCGGTATCGAAACCTAAGGCATGCTGCCATTTATCTAGCAATTCATCGCTAGGAGCACCACCGTCTGTGCTATATGTCGTTAATAAAGTTGTAAGAGCAGTTCTATTAGCATCTTTATCTTGCTCATCGAAGTCGAAACTTCTGATAGATTTTGCTGCTGCTTCTAACGTGGTGTCTCCAGAAGCAATCTTCTTTGTCCAATTTTCAAGGTTAGCAGCAGTCATCGCTGCACTGCCGTGACTCGTATAAAGAGGTCCTAATGTATCTGCAATATTACCAGTCGCTTCCAAGCTTGACATCATGCTTCCATAGTTGGAAACTTGACCTAAAGCTAAAGCACTTTTCAATTTAGCTTTAGTTGCATCATCGGCTGTAAAACCTGTCTCGTCTTCGTATTTTTGGTAGATAGCATCGTAATCTGAATCTTTCTCAGTGAAGTCATAAGATCCAATAGCATTAATTGCGGAATTAAACTTATCCTCATCATTCTTTGCCCAAGACTTCCACTTGTCGATTTCAGATTGATCAGGATCTCTATTAGCCGCTGACTTATATTTGTTAATCAGCGTATCAAGCTTCGTGTCGTCCCATGCTGCTATGTCTGTAGTAGTTACTGGTGTATAGCTTCCTTCTATGTAATTATTGTTATCGTCGTAATATTGTCCGTATGATTCATTCCATCTTTTGGAATATTCTTCTGCATTTTCGCCTACTTGTATCCGATCATCAGCTCCAGGTAATACGTTTATATCATCCTTAGTGTCATCTGTAGCATCACCAACCATGAAGGTCTCATTGTAACCTCCAGTTTGCTTAGCTATAGCAGTTTCTTTCTGCTTAGAAGAAGCAATATCAGATTCAATCTTCTCCCAACTATCGCCAGCATTTAACCTGTCGACCCAATAATCAATTCCTTCATCACGAACTTCCCTATCTAAATGCTTATCGTAAAGAACGTTAAGACCTTTAATATCTAATTCTTTTAATTTGTCAGGATTATGAGTGGCAAGAATAGTACGATCTGTTCCACGAATAACACTTGCTAATGCTTTATTACCTTCTGAAGTATTCTCGTTAGCCTTACCAGTATTTGTAGTAGTCGTAGCGTCCCCAAAAGCATTTGTGAAGTCAGCTGCGGTTTGCAACGTGCTTGGATCCATCGACAACTCATGCTGCATCGCAGCACCTATAGTCGTTCCACTGCCTGAGGTGTCGTCTGTCCCTCCGTACAAAATATTATTAACTTGTTTTTCTCCACTAATATTGAAATTACTTAATACCGATTTTTTAATATCTTCTTCGCTCTTACCTGACTCCCTCATTTTGTCTATATCTTTTATCCAGTAAGTGCGTCCCGCAAGATCATCGTCAGTTTCTTGCTGAGTCCTACCTAGGATATTGGTATATAAATCGTTAACGAATTCTTCATCTGTCTGCCCTGCTGCTGTACTAGAAGAAGTGGAGAATGGTAAAGGCTCTGCTGCAATGTTATTAGCTCCGGCATTCATTACTGCAACGGAGTTGCTAAGAGTTGTGTTGTAAAGGTCTGCAGATGCATTACTTGTCGTATCACCTGCGTCCCCGCTCGCTACAACAGCTGCCGCGGCATCATCGTTACTAGCTGAATTAGATCCAGTAACCGTAATATTACTATCGTCACTGCCTGCTGAAGTCTGAGTAACAGTAACGTTATTACTGGCTTCTTTTTGGATTGCTGCTACGGCATCATCTGCAGTGACGTTGCCTGAATGCATAGCATTACCCCACCCCGACGTTGAAGGAGTGTAGGTTTTTCCAGTAGCTTCTACCGCTGTTTTTACTTTTGCGTGTTTTTGTCCTTCTGCTGAGTTATCGAATAACGTAGCAATACTGTCTAAGCTAGCTCCTTTGCTTACTTGATCCGACCAATAGGCATAACCACTAGCATCTGGTGCTCTACCAAATTTTTCTTGATATAGACCGTGAAGCGAGGTAGCCATGATTTAGAAAAATCCGCCTTGAGCAAAAATATTTAAGCGAGTGTTAGCACTTGGTGAAGCAATAGAGTCTTGCGTTCCTACGTACAGAGTTGCTCCAGAAGGGACGTATAAACCTGTATTCTTTTTATCTGTCTCCGTGAGAGAAGAATCACCACCCAAGTTAGGAACAGGAACAGACAAGGCTGGTAAAGCAATGTTAGTTCTAGAACCTAGTCCTATAGCGGTCGATATAGTCGCAGCCGCAACACATAAAGTATTGGTGGTGGTTATTGTTGCAGTTGTTGTGGCTAGGCTCAAAAAGACTAAAACTTCAACAGCAGCACTACCAGTGATCTGAGTACTAGCTTCAGTAGCTACGACCGATATACTATCTACCACTGCACCATCGTTAGAAGTGCAATCGACTAATAACACACATCCGTTACCTGTAACGGTGTTGTAATTGGAAGCTGTCGACAATGCAGCCGTGCCTCCTATGCTTGCGAAAGAATGCAGCGGTCTGTCTATCAACAGCGGCATCTTGTTTGTACTACTGGCAGCCAAGTTAATACCTCATCTAATTAGATTTTAAAGAAACTAAAAGAACGGAGTCTCAAAGCTCTCGAAACCATCAGCTTCAGGAGCAACATTTCTCTGTGGTCCAGAACCTAAGGGGCCTGGAGCCATCCTTGTTCCTTTCTGTTCTTTGTTTGGTTTGATCTTTCCTTCCCTCTCTTTTCTTATATGAGGGGGCTTAAAACGACCACCTGTTTGATCTGGTTTAGTTCTAACAGGTCCTTCTTGAGTACCTACTTGTTCTGCATCTCTATATACATTCGTTCTTACTACTGTGTCCTCTTCAGGTCTGAATGATTCAACATTCATTGGATTGTTCGGAACCCCACCCTTACTGGCAGACATATCACGAGCAGTTTTACGTATCTGAGGTGTATTCTCATACCACTCGTTATACCTCGTTGCCCTGACTGGTCCAGAACGATGTTTCAAATGATCGGGAACCATGCTTCCTGATTTCTTCCTAGGTCGTTGCCCACTATTGCCGTCAGGAGTAGCGAATGACATTAACCTATACCTCCACTAAAGAGTTGAGCCCAGTTTTCTTTATCTCTACGATTGTCTTTCGTTTTGTTAGGTCTCCCTTCAGCAACAGGCTCTTTAAAATTCCTGCCGCCTCCCTTAGGTCTACCTTCCATTGGTCCTTCCCAAGGCTTACCAATATGGTGGTTAGATTTACCTTTAGCCTTTTTATCTAAGAAAGACTTCTGCTTCATTAAAAAATCTGCTGCATTAGGAGCGTTGTAGTTAGTTATTCCAGTTGGTGTTTCTTTCTCGAGATTTAAAGCAGCAACAAAGTCGTTCATCTTCTTAGGAGCATTCCCTTCTTCTAAAGGTCTTGCTGGCTTAACTCCTGCCTTGTCCCGAGGAACCCCTATTTCTGGCTGCATGTTAATACCAGATTGTGCTAATCCAAATGTTGATTTTCTATTACCATCTCCAATAGCATTTTGAACATCACCTAAAGCTGCACTTCTATTGATTTGAGATTTAAACGGAGTTGTATTACCTTGACTAAATGTTCCATCGGAAGGAACTGTATTGACGTCGAAAGGAGTGAAGGAAGCACCGTTAGCTTGAGTCATATATTGATCAGCCATCGCCTTTAACGCACTTTTTTGTGCATCACTACCTTTTGTAACGTGCGTCGTCCAGCCGCCCATTCCAGGTCCTTCAAGGTTGGAGCTAGCATTGTATTCTTCAGAAGATAAAGCGTCTTTACGCCATCTCTGCCCCATGTCATTTATAGGGTTCGTTGTGACGAATTCATTAGGATTTAATCCTTTAGGTAGCCTTGCCATAATTACCTCCAGTTCATTGAGCCAACAGCTTGAGAGATTCTGGTTCCAACCGCTGTATCTGCTGGTCCCTTTACAGCCATAATAAACTCTGCGCCTGATCTTTCGAAAGCGTAACGTCTCACGTCACTACGCCTGTAATTAGCAACATATAATGTTTCTGCTAATTGATCGACTTCTCGTAAGTATACTTCCCAGTAGTCTTTAGCAGCTTTCATAGGATCTGACTGATAGATCGCTCTATTCGAGTCTCCTACAATTCGCTGAATTCGACTGGGTTGTGGCTGTGATTCTGTCTTAAATATCTGTGAAACCTTGTAGGCTTTGTCACAGCGATCTAAGTGCTCGGTTGTCCGGTTATAGAAATAAGAATCCGGGATACGAGCCATAGCTTCTTCCACTCTGGCAATATCGCCAGCTGGGAGGTTAGCTCCGGTGTTGTAGCCCAAATGAAACCGACAACGGCTTTTGTCGTAGTCGTTAAGCTCCAATGGCTAGTAAATGCAACCTATTCTTTATTGTACGAGAATTATGCAACGTAGATCAGATCTTCTGCAATAATAGTATCCCAATCAACTCTACTAATCTTCTTGAGCTGTTCTAAATTTTTAAATCTTTCGCCAGGAAGAGATAATCTAAGCTCGACTATTTTCTTAGCTGTTGCATAACCAATACCTTTTACAGCTTTAGCAATATTTTCTGCTGTCGCTGCATTCACGTTTAATCGAGTGTCTACAGGGATAACACTTTCGGGCATCTTATCTTCGTCTTTATGATCTTCCGCTGTCTGAGGTTCAATAGTTTGTCCTGTACGACCTTTACCAGCCTCGTAGGAGACTAAGTCAGCCAATGCTACATAAACGACTTGGCCTGCATTGTTTTTGACCATTGCCCAATCCTTGTCGTGATGGGATATGAATTCAACAATTTGACCAGTCTTTTGATTTTGATAAAGCGTCATAACACAAAAAAAGGACATCCGATACCAGATGTCCTTCATTGTAGGGATAAAAACTAATTAATCCAACTATACGCTTATGCGCCTTGCTCTACCACGTATGGAGTGCCAACATCTTCACTGCTAGGAACTGCATCATCAACATAGTATGAAACAGTAACAATGATGTATGTACCACCAGTTGCGGTCGAAGTTAACGCAGAACCTGCTGATGTTCCTGTGCTATCAGTAACGAAGACCTTGAGAGTTTCAGCACCAGATAAGGTAGCTGCTGTAACAAGACCAGTAACTGAAGTTCCAGGAGCAATAGTTGTACTAGCTACTGCAAGATCTGCAGAGTTAGAAGCAACTTTAGTAGCTGTGATTGTTGCGTCGTTTCCAACAGCATCAGCAACTTTTAATCTGTTGGTGTTAGTTCCAACAAGACCAGAAGTAGCTGTTCCAGCATCTTTGTTCTTACGAGTATCAGGTACACGAATACCAACAGAGTAAACATTAGCGCCAGCTGGCAATGTTAAACCTGTGATATCTGCACGAGCTTTGTCGTCTCCTCTGAGGTCTGGGCTAGGAATAACGACGTCAAAAGATGTACCGCCAGTCGAACTAACGAGTGCGTAACCTGTCTTTTGAATATAAACGCGACCAGGTACAGACACAACGCCTTGTCCTTGGTAGCTACTTAATTGGGCAACCCAGTTGCCGGGAAAGATTTTCTTTGCCATGTGATAAATACCTTAGTAAACGAAACTGAAGGCACAAGTCACGAAATCCTTATTCAGCATTTCGAACCCAGCAAAGAGGGACCAAATCATAATAATAAAGCGCGAAAAATCGTCGTTATTATTAAGAAGAATTTGAGCGTTGTTACCACCAATACCTACACCAATAGCCTGAGGGCCAAAGAAGAGCATAGGAGCAGCGGTTGTCACTGTATTAGTGATGCTCGCGTCGGTAATTGTTACCTGTAAAGATTTCTCAGGCAAGTTGGTTGATTCGAACCATCTTACGCCCTCAAACAAAAATCCGGTAGGCATCACCGGCTGACCAGCTACAAATCCAGCTTGTCCATAAGCAGGACCCATACCTTGGAAGAAGTTAGCGTTAGGAGCTTGCTCAGGCTGGAGTGGATTCACCATTCCATTTCCTGCATAGCGAGCTATTTCTCTGAACGCTTCGTTTTGGCGAAGGTGCATCATCGCTGTTGGGTCGGCGATGCATCTGTAGTAGCCATCAGCGAAAGTTGGAACGTTGCGCTTACGCATGTCCTTAACAACCTGAAGTAAGTCGGTTTTTACGTCGAACTTACCTGAGGAGCCTGCTGCATAACTAATGAATGGAGCAGATCCGCCTTTAGCTTTACTACCTGGATAAAAATACCCACCTTGGCTATCTGTTGCTTCTCCGTTAGCTTCCGCTTTGAATAGCTCATCAGCGAAAACCCTGTCACGCCAACGTCTGTAATCATCCAAAAGGGTTAAGGACCCAATACTCTGGTGAAAAACGTTGAGGTTACCTGTGTCTAAAAGTAGACGTTGTGCTGTTAAGAGAGTCTCTCTTGCAACTTTAAAAGTACTAGGAGATGTCGCATCTGTTGGATCGGCAGGACCTGTGTACTCTTTTAAGGTTACGAGAACCTTGTCTTTAACAATATTGCGGCTAGATGCTGTACCAAGTGTTTGATCTGCTGTACGCTCTCTGGAATCCTTGTTACCAGGATTTCCCCAAAAGCGATAGCGATCGAGCTGGACCGTTTGTCCGGGCTGTTTCGCGAAATCGTGTACCACTACTGGTTCTACAGCCATCTCGATTACATAACCGGGATGGGGCCTATAGAGTTCAGCGCCTAACAGCTTTGGAAAATCGTTGTCAATCCACATGGATCGCAATCACTCCGTAGCTTATAGAAATTTAATGACACTATCGACGTGTCATCACTACTATAAATGAAGTATGTAGGGTGAAACTTTTGGACGCAATAGACGTTCGAGGACTTCTTGGATTATTACTCGCAGATGGTAGCCTTGTTTCTTATCGCACTCCAGGAGGGGGTTATGTTCAATTAACACTTACAGCAGGCCCATCTGAATCGGCTTTTCTGGACGAGAAAGTTGCGGAATTCAGACAATTCATCCCCACAAAAGCAAAGATTGTTCCCTATAAAACTGCTCCTAGAGCTAATGGGCAGACAACTCCTATCCTTCGTTTTCGTGTTTCAACCAACAAATTAAGACCTATCCATAACCTCTTATATCCTCGAGGGGAAAGACAGATCACAAAAGCAGCACTAGATCTTTTAGGAGGTGAAGCTGCTGCGTGGATGTGGGCAGAAGGTATGAGAATGCTTGAATCGGGTACTGTCAGTCTTGCTAGGGTCGGAAATACTGAAGAAGAAGCTCGACTTGTCTCGCGTTGGCTGGAGACTTTAACAGGAGCTAGTTCCTCTTTGAATCACTACTACATAAGACCTCGGTTAGTTTTCGAGAAAGAGCAAGCAGACAAGATTAAATCAACTCTTTACCCTTACGCCCCCAGCTCTAGAAAGCATCTATTTACAGGAGAAGACTGGAATGCAAGCTCGATTCGTAGTGCGCGTACTGAGTTACAGCTTGGGCAAAGGGAAAATAGGTCTCAAAGGGATCAAGAAAAGACCTTGGCTAGAAATATCTAGATCAGAAATTGATAAAACTTATCTAGATCATCAACTGAGAACTTTACGTAAGTTGCATGTCAGCAAGGTGGAAGTTTTCTGGGATCGAATAGCAACTGAAACTTACTACGACAGAGAAAGATTTAGGCTTCAAAGCGATCATCTTTGGCGGGTTTATGAGCTGCTGTACCCACAGGACGAAAAATATCTATCCAACGATGTATTGAAAATCGCAGGTATTCACGGCTTAACTTCTTTGTGGATTGATCAAGGAAAAGTAATTGGTCGTAAAGGCTCTATCAAAGGTAGATATTCAGACGAAGAATACATAACCATTTCTCGTTGGTTAAAAGACTACTGGAATATAAAAGCCTCTCCTCGTCGCAATCAAGTCTCAACTATTGAGCTAGTACTAGGCCGAGAAGCATTAGAAACACTAATGGATACGATTCAACCTTGCTTGCACTATTCCATGAAAAAGAAGTTACGCTAAGACAGTCCCGAAGAAGAACTACGTCAGGGACAAACTGATCAGGGTGGCTTAAATTTTTGTAGTTTCTTTAAGCCTGCAAATACCCGCCAGGCGAATAGCTAGCGTGTGGCGGTCCCTGATATCTTATATCGATTAAGATTCAAGTAATGAAGGACTTTTTATGCGACCGAAATGACCTCGGTAACAACTGCCTTAAATAAGATATCTGATTCATACGGAGGGAGTGTTAAGACCTCTCCTTCTTTTCTGAGACTAGATCACGTTAAGTTCAACTCAATATCGAAAGCGAAAGATTTGGGGTCTGTCGATAACTTGAATACTCGTATAACAGGCAATATAGGAACCGAGGTTGGTACTAATACAATTTACTTTAAAGTGCAAAGCCTAGGAGAAGCAGATATTCGAATTACTAAGAATTTTTTAAACAAACATACTGATAAATATATTTCGATAGGTGTCTTAAATGGTAATAAACAGCCAATACCATTAACCGATAGTGGTTTTGCTTATAAAAATGACATTATCAATACTGATGTTGATGAAAAACTTTTGCAATTAAAGGCTGGAATTTTCTATTTCACAATTAGTTCTTCTCAATGGCAAAAGCTACCTTATAGCGTCAATCTAGAAGTCATTCGCTATGTTCAGCTTTACGGTACTAGTTCAGGCTCTTTAGATGTTTATGGTCGACTACCTCTAGTTAAATGGACTGGCTCAGCATTACTATCTAATGCTACATATGCACTTCTTCCTGATCCTGCAATTATAAAGGCCTTAGAAGGCTCTACAACAGGCGATAAAGCAAGTTACGGTGTTATTATTGTTAACTCAGTTGGAACAGCAGAGGGTCGTTTTGAACCTTATGGTCGCATGGTGATGGTTCACCGTATTCCTTCGGCGACGTCTGAGCTGACATCGTCTAATTACGCTACGCTAACAGTATCCTCTCCGGGCGGTGGGTACTAAATAATAGTCACCTCCCAAGAGCTGTCAAAATAGTAAATGACGAAGAGTTAACTGCAGTATGGCGTTTTCCCAGTATTTTGCGAATGAAATCCTCACTTGGATCAAAGGAGCTTCTTTCCCAACTGCTTTAAGCAATGTATACGTCAGTATTCATACTGGCGACCCTGGCACTGCTGGCACTTCTAACGACGTAACATTAACCGTTACTGGAAGTGCTAATAGAACAGCAATATCTGCTTCTGCTTTCACTGGAGTGACAGGGGCTTCTCCTAGCGGGTTTGAGATAAAGAATACAAATACTGTTCAAATTACGACTAATGCACAAAATAGTACACAACAAACCCTGACCCATTTCGGTTTATGGGATTCTCAAACTTCTGGCAATTTTATTGCTTCTGGAGCTTTGACCTCATCAGTTGATATTCAATCAGGAGATACCGTGCAATTCAATGGCAACGCATTAGGTATTAAAGTCGTTTAAAAACCCCATAGAGATTCTGGTTTTCCACTTGGTTGGCCTTTAAAACCACCACCATTCCTCGTGTCTAAATGAATAAACCCTTTACTGCGGTAATCACCATACCCGCCACTCCATCTTTGGACAAGCCACATATGAAACTTATCTAAAGAACCATTCACAGGAAAAATATCAATAGCAGTCCCCGAAACATGCTGAGAAGTTTCGCTTCCTCCACATTCCCTATTAATAGGTTCAGGTCTATAGAAACTAACGACGCCAATTGCTTCTTTCCAAGCACTTCGAATACTATCAAATTGATGACATGTATTAATTAAAGTTTTTTCTATATCACTTCCTGATTCAGGCGCTCGACGAGCATCGTATTGCAAGACTTCTCCTACCGATAAATACTTACCAATAGGACAAGAAAAATCAGACCAATCTATATCGTCTTCTTCTCTTAAGGCTCTGGAACGTTTTTCTCGCCAATCAGGTAAATAAATAGCCCATTTTTCTGTAGCTCCTTCAAATTGAACCCATGCATGACTTTCGCCTGGGATTTCCTCAAGTCTGGAAACGCTAATTAACTCACCTTCCTTACACTCAACCTTACCTGAAGGAGATAAATAACGACTGCTAATTGGAGCACGTTTTAACAGTGTTGGTTTGCGACTGACGAAATTCATAATTCCATCAGATTCTTGATTCCACATAGCACCTTCTGTCGATCTGCGATTCACTAACCCAGGAAGAATAACATCTTTATCTTTGATGTAAAGATTTAAGACTGCTTCCACCTCCTGATACTTCTCAGGATACTGGAAGCCTGAATCCAACACCTCTGTAATAGCCTTATATTCAAATTCTTTATAAAAATCAGAACCAAAATTCCAAGCAAAACTTAATAAAACTGCTTGCCTCTTATAACCAAAATACTCCCATCCTGGAATTAAAGATACAGAAGAAAGGAAGTCATTAATTAAAATTTGTTTTAGGTAATTATCACAAATAGATTCTTGACAAATATCTCCCAGCATCACATAAGACCCATTCGGGTATCTACTGATACCAGTACAAATAGTAGGTATCCCTACAGGATTAAGATATGCTTCTAGTTCGCAACCTTCGAAACTACTTATTAAATTGACCGCAAAATCTAATGTCTTCGGATGGATCTTCGGGATATATACCTGCGAACCTGACTGTGTCTTGTGCCATAGGCTCTTTTCCTTCCAACATTCCAATAGCCACTTCTTCAGCATACGATTCACTGTACCCTTTAGATCTTAGTAATTCATATAAACGAAAAAAAGAATCCAACTTAGATCCTTCAGACGAAATCTCTTCGTCCCATTGATCGGAAATTGCTTCACTAAATTCGGATCCACCCGCAGTTCTCATTTAGAAGGATCCAGTATGCCTACAGTTTAACTACTGAATATAGATTTCATGTAGTCGTCAACCGATAATCCTGAATTATTCAGTTCTCTTCCAGCATATAAACCCTCTGCTTCTTTCGTAAGATCTTTCGCATATTCAGCGAAAGCATTCTTATAGTTCTCGGTGGTGGATTCGTCAGACTGAAACTCTTTTAATCTTTGCCCAAATTTTGCATGCCTACCAGCCATTGATGTCAAACTATCAGCTTCTGTAGCAGCCATCTGCTCACCAGCTCTTAGACGAGCCTCTCCCGAATTACCACTTAATGAAGGGTCTAAAAATTCTTCAGTTGGATACATAATAAAAAGCCCCGAGAAACGGGGCCACGATACAATTAAGCCTCAGAAACAAGAACTTTACTACGTAAAGCATCTGGTGTCGCTTGAGTCAACAGTTTCCATGCATCTGCAGGATTCTGATCGCTGATATTAGAGAAAGCAGACCAGAAGTCATCAGATCCTTTTTGTACGCCAGGAGCAGGCATCTCTAACTGTGGACGCTGGAATTCAGCATTCTGTGCTTGAGTTGGAGCTGGAGCCTGACTAGGCGCTGGAGCCTGTGTTGGAGCAGGAGCTTGTGCTTGTACTGGAGCTGGAGCTTGTGCTTGTACTGGAGGAGCTGGTCTTTCTACTCTTGAGTTTGCTTGGGCTACTTCAGCAGCTAAACGATCTCTAGCTATCTCTGTTGGATAAGGACCATTAGGACCAAAGAATTCGTTCACGTAATTAGAGAGCATATCTGGGTTAGTCAACATGACATGGTAGGCAGCGTTATCTTCAGCAGCAGCTTTAATAACGTTTTGAGCCTTACCTAAAGAATCTTGAACTTGAGTAACCTTTTGTACAGTTTGAGCTGTCTGCTTAGCTTGAGCTAAGAGAGCATCTTCTACTACACATGCATAACGGTTAAGGAGCGCTGGAGCCTCTGCGCCGAAATGGTTAAGGACTTCTAAGCTATCTCTGCTTACGCTTCCTAGATACCCGTCTGTCGCGACTGCGTTTTGCTCTGTCTGCAAGTTCTGCACCTGTGCCGGTGCCTGTACCTGCTGGGGCTGGGGTGGAGCTACCGGTGCCTGTGCCTGTGTATAAGCCTGCGTTGCTTGGGGCCATGAGATCGGCGTCCCCGAAACGGATGGAGCCGCTTGATAGTTTGTTGGAGCCTCCGAGCCCAGCGTTGGATTCTGGATCTGTGGGGTCGGTGTTGAGTAGGCTGCCTGAGGTTGGGATGGCTGCTGAGTGCTCAGGCTCTCTGACAAGCGGTTGTACGCCTCCTGCCAAGGATTCGCCACCTGTGGAGCCACCTGTGGAGCCACCTGCGGAGCCGATTCCACCGTAGGTGTCTGGGGTGAAGGTTGGGCGTTCTGGACTGGAGCTTGCTGGTAAACCGGCGTCGACACGGGCGCGCTCGATGGTATCGAGGGTTGCGGGGTCGCCGTAGCTTGTGGAGTCGTTGTACTGTCCTGCATAAGTTAATTCTCGTTTTAAATAATCCATTGCTCGATAGACAAATGGTGTCAAATCGAGTTTCGGATCGCTTAGCATCGGCAGGTCTGGAGCCTGCGGATGAGGTATCCGTCGCATGTTATCTATCAGCGACAGAAATGTGCCAATACTGCTTTGGGTGGCTTGAGCCATTCTAAATGGATAGCCACTAAGCATTGCGCTGCGTTCTTCGTCCGTTTTATTCGGGAAGAGATGCCTTAAGGCTTCGATGCTATTAACACCAAGTTCTTGAAGGTTTCTAACAACGATACTTGAATTTAGTATATCCTCTGTGCTGTCCTCGAACACGGGGCCTTTCCATCTCCACTCAATCTTCCTGTCACCGTCAGGTACTAACCCAACGACTCCTGGAGGTAGTTCAGTGTTTTGAATAGCCTCTCTCATCGCTATTTCTAATTGATTGTCGAATATTGGTTTCTGTTCAGCGTAAGCAGCTAATGCTTGTTGATAGAGTTGCGGATCATCAAATACCTCTTCTAGCGGAGGTTGAGGTTTAATCATTCCACTAGCAACTGCAAAAGATTCTTTGAAAATTTGCTCCTCATGGTACAAAATTAAAGATAATAATTTGCACAAACCATAAGTTAATAATCCTCTACACCTTCTTGCTGCAGTAGTAGCAGCTCGACCATATAGAGATTTAATCTCATAAGCAGTTGCACCAGAGCTGATACCTAATTCGTCTACTCCTCCCAATGCTGTTCTTACTTCTTCGCGATACTGTCTCGCATATAGATTCTGGTCTCCTGATACTGCATCTGGGGTTAAGTAAACAGCCCTATCAGTTGGCTCAACGTTTGCTATTAAACGAGGTACTTTCATTCCACCAGTACCACTGCCAGTAGGCTGGCTCACTCGAGTAGAAGATCTATCAGCAGAAAAGAAACCTGCCTGAGAGCTAATTGTTGGTCTTAATTGTTCTTCGTCCCCAGACTCGACTAGATCATGTTTAGGACGACTAGAAACTAAAGTTGGATTACCAAAGAAATGAATATTAGTTCTAATGTTTTTAACTAAATCATCATGTAAGACAATTTGATCCGCCAACCAATCAAAGTCTCCAGAAGCGTCCATACCTGTAGAACGCATCGTATTAAACGATTCTACGGCTGGTATAAAACCAAGACTATTAGTTAAAGTTCTTGTTTTATTGCCAGAGAAACCATTATGTAATGGTCCTCCATCAAATGATGGTCTTTCGTTGGTAATAGATTCTTTTATTAAATCTCTCTTTACTTGCAATTTCACATATCTCATGCTGCCGTTATCGCCTGGCATAGCAAGCGGTCCTAACGTATTCTTGACGTTGAAGGAATAAATTAATTCAATTTCTTCTAGGTCTCCTTCAGCATCGTAGTAAGCTCGATAATTATCCTTGCTAAACCACATGATTCGATACGAATCACCTATAGGTCGAAAATAAAATAAACCTTTTCCATCAATCAAGAAATCGTCAACAATTCCTTCTAATCGACTATCTATTTCGTTCTCAATAATTAAATCGTTTAAGAATACCTTGCGGAAACCAAACGTATCCTGGGCTGGATAAAACTCTAATCCTTGACGAAGCATGAAAAGCTTCATTTGAGCCAAATGACTGTTCACGATCATCGTGTCAGTTCCGCTTTGGCCGTCTCTCTTTCTAGCTGCTTCCAGTATTCGTCGGAAACGCTCTGATGTAGGCTTGCTCATCTACTTATCTTACTGCCACTCGACCTGAGCACTTCCTCGTCGCATCAGACCTTGTACGACGATATTTAAAGAGTCAGCACAATCATCGTGAGGTGCGTGACCAAAATTCACTACTTCATCAACCATGTAATTAAAATCTCGGTATTTGTTGAAGATAATCTTACGTCTCTCGAAGAGACCGATAATACCCCTAAGCCTCGCAAGTTTGTCACCACGAAAACCTTTTACAGGGCTAATACTTAAATTGTAGAGCTGCCATTCATTAAATAGGAATCGTCTTAAGTCTCCTTCGAAACTTTTTTGATACGCAACAACTTCTGGCCAAATAATAACAGGTGAATCAGTTTTGAAAAATTGGTTTTGATCATTAGATTCCAATAGATTCCATTCAACAAGTAATTCGCAAAGAGCCTCTATCTTCTCAACATTCCCCATTGAACGCATTCTTTTGTAATCGATGACGTAAACCTTGTCGTCGACTCTCCCAGCCAAGGTAAATACAGTCCAATCATTTCGTTCGCTCATTCCAGCAGATAAGTCAATTCCTACTCCAACACTGTCGTACACGTCAGGAACTTCTCCTTTAACAAATAACTCAGGTGATATGCCTAATTCACTGGTTTTAACGGGTTGGTTTAAATACTGATAAGAAAAAGCAATACGATCTTCACTTTGTAATTTCAATAAGTACTTAGCTGACCACATTTCAGGCCAATAAGAACGAGGCCTACCATCTTCCTCGTACCTTAAAGCTGCTTGTGTTATAACCTTCCATCCTCTTTTTTCGCAGAACGTGGTTGTAAATAAATCATCAAAATGAAAACGAGTGCCTAAAGCAATCGCTCTAGCACCTTGGAACATGGTGGGGACAATAACGTTATTCCAGTTAGTCTCCATCTCTCGCCGAATATCGGGGTTAGATATAGCAGCAGCACTTTTAATAGCGTCATCAACGATAATCAAAGAACTACGTTTAGATGTAATAGTTCCTTTCAGTCCCGCACAAGCGACAGTAAAAGCATCTTCCCCCCTTATATCTACTTCGGCGAAATCAAAATCAATAGACCATAGTTCATCGCTCGTGCGAGTCTTCGATAATCTAACTGTCGGAAAAATTTCCTGATATTCCTTGTTCATTATCAGGTTTTTTATCGCAGCACTTTTATTCCGAGCAACATCGACGTTATAGGAAACGTACAAAGTCCTCAATAGCTTACGAGCAGTGGCGTGACGGCCTATAAGCCATGCTATGAGTAAACCTATCTCTGTTGATTTAGCACTACCTCTAGGGCTTAATAAACACGTATTAGGTCCTGCTATATCAAGAAGGTGCTCATTACTCTGATTGGTCAGGAAGGCCTCATGCCATACTTTCATATGACGAGCAGGAGGCTTGCCCATTAGCTCGCAAAAGAAAGCAAAATTATTTCTAGCTTTAATTACATGCTTAGGTACTTCAACAATCTTTGGCTCTTTTGTGATAGACCTTGCAGCGAGTTGAGCGCTACGTCTACGAGCAAGAGCAATAGAAGCATTTGACATGCTTTATTCTAATGTTTTTCACTATTTTTAGTTGATTCTTATATTTTTTATTGTAAAATTATTCTATTACCTAAAAAATTATGGTTAAACCTCAAGGATTAGCGTTTTTACCTGAGCACATGAGAGGAGGTTTGTCTTTTACAGACGAAGAGAAAGAAGCAAGTACTTATTACCCTTTATTTGAAGTTCCTTTCTGGACTAGCCAAATGGAAGATAGAAAGGCTATATCTGAAGTATTGCCACATTTTAAAAAGAGCCAATCTGCAGACGTTATCGGTGGGGCTAGTACAAAAGAGGATCAACAGTCGTTCCCTGGGGGGAGATCATGGAATATTGTTGACAGTAGAACTCGTTTATCAACGCCACAGTCCAATGGGAATAATATAACGGATGACTCTTTCTGCAAGCAATTTCTAGAGACACTCCAAAAAGAATGTAGTCGAATATTGCAGCATTCCCCAGAAAAACATACAATTCATCACGATCACATAGCAATATCAGGAGCGTACGTTAATTACCTTCCTGCGGGATGTTGTTTAGAACAGAATATTGCTCCTAATAACGAATTAATTGGTTTATTAATACTAGAGACCCCGCCTATGACTGGTGAATTATATTTTCAGGATCCAGCATGGATAACAAAATCAATGTCTAGTCATAACATATCTGGTAGTACTTTTCCTTCCCCCGAAGTTACGCAACACTTCTCTTTCGATGAGAGTCAGTTATTTCTCTTTCCTTCGTGGATGCCTATGTCTATGACCAACCATAGAAAAATAAATGATCCAGAAAATACAGGTATATGGTTTATGACTTTGCGGATCAGTATTCGAAGTAGGCCTTTGAATCCTGCAGTCGTCATTAGTGATGCTCAGGAAGAATCAGAATATATATATAAGCAGCTGCTGGAAGAAAGAAACGAATACAAGGAAAAATTAGAAGCACTGGGAGAATTAAATTAAATTTTAGGAATATAACCTTTTGCTTGATCAATCAAAGGTAGAACTTCTGTCTCTACCTTATCTGCAATTTTGTCAACAATACTAATATCTATATCTAAGAAAGGAGGGATAATTCCTAATAACCTCAACGTTCCATCTAGAAATAAAGCTAAACAAGTAAACCCAAGAATCATGCTAATAATGGTTGCATTACGATTATGTAATCTCATAGATTCTTCATCTATAGCTCTTGCTTCCGCCACTGCTGCTGCAATTAATTTATCTACTTCTTCTTTTGTGTAACACAAATGAGGAAGAATCTCTTTAATTTTATCTTCCGTCATAAGACGTATAACGATTTAACTTAGATTACTTCTCGTCAACAAGCATTGCCCATACAGATTCATAGGCTAATTCCAAAGCGTTAGTCACATCCTCGTTCTCTTTAAATATTGAACGCAATTCCCTCATAACCTTATCAGCACCTGCTAACACTAAGCCCCTTCTATCGGTTCCTTTTGTGATTTTATCAACCTCTACTAGATGTCCACGGAGCTCTTTTGAAAGATGAGCAATACGTGTTGCTGCTGCGTCAGGTTTTACTAGGTCTGCATGAACCTGTTGACGGAGAAAATCGATATCAGATTCTAATTTAACAATCTCAGCTAAAAGTATTTCTCGACGATTTAACTTTGGATAATGCTGATTGACCCAGTTTTCTAAAGCATGAAAGCCACCCTCATAGCCTAAGACAGACGCATACAACCATATTTCAAAAACAGAATAAGTATGCTCTACATACGACAAAAAATTCTCACGATATCCTTGATCTAAAGAAGTTAAAAACGACTGAATAACTTCTTCTTTTTCTTTAGGCATTTAACCGAAGAATCGAGCACCTGCACTAGATATAGCACCTCTTGCGTCGGCTCGCATTCCTTTCTGTTGTCTATAGTCTTCTTTCATTGTCTTACGCTTCTGATCACCTTCAGTCATTCTGGTCAATCTTGTCTGTTGGCCTGTCTCTTTAATACCTAGTCTTTGCTCTCTTCCTGTGGCGGCAATATTTAAACGATCTTGAGTACCTTCAGCACCTATATTCATTCTTTGCTGCTCGCCCGTCTCCATAATTCCAAGGCGTTGCTGCTTCCCTGTTTCACCAATCGTTGCAATATCAGCATCTTTTTGAGCACCAATGTTAAGACGATCCTGAGCTCCTTCTGCTCCAATATTTAATCTTGTTTCTTCTCCTGTCTTACCAATAGTTAAACGATCCTGATCACCTAGTGCAGCATATTCATCTTTCTTCCAACCATGTTCAGCAGCTCCTAATTCAAGAGCTTCTTCGGTTTCGCGATCCATCTTCTTGCTATCTATCTCGTAAGTCGCATTAGCTAAGTCTTTTTCATAATTCAACATGATCCCCTTAGTCGCTTGGGTTGTAAAAATGTCGCCTAATTTTCCAACAACATTCCCTGTTATATCAGTGTTTTTATCGAATGTATTAGCGAGTGTAGTCAATCCACCCAAACCACCTTGCAATGCAGATCCCTCAATAGTGAGGTTATCTAACATCGATCCAAAGTCAGTTGAACTAACTGTGTTATTAGCGTTTGCGTTAACAGTGTTACCTGCTCCAGTATTTCCACCAGCATTACTAGAACTGGTCATTTGCCATGTTCCCTGGTTTATAGCAGTTCCCCTGATAATGTCTTTTGCTGCGTTTTCCCCAGCAGTTCCACCCCCTAAGCGATCTTTCTCACTTTCCCAATAAGCAATAGCACCACCGTCTAGCTTTCCGCCAGGACCACCAATGTTATTAGCAGAATAAAAATCAGATAACCAACTCATAATAAAAAGCTCCTATTGACCAATACGGATTTGTGTTGGCAGTGCTGATTTGCGATTACCAGCTACGACACGATTAAGGATGTCACCTAAGATATTAGGCCGCATAGAATCCCTGAGAATGTCTTGCTCACCTGTCATTTGCATTTCCTTCAGGCGTAATAACTTGTCAATCTTGGCCTCATTCTCAGTTTTAACCTTTTCTAGGTCTGCAAGTTTTTCCTGCTTTCTTTCTTCAAGCTTTATTTGTTTATTCATATTAATATCTTCAGACGCACTCTTTTCCTTTGTATCTACATAAGTACCTATCCCTTGATTCTTGTTTTTGTTAATTAATATATTACGCTTACTTTGTTGAAAACCCTCGTTAAAGTCAGTCGCTGACTGTTGATCTGTAAATCTTAATGTAACTTGATTCGTGTCTGGATCTACTAAAACATCTTTAATGTTGAAATTGTTAACGAAATCTCTTGCATTGCTACCATCATAACCAGACCCTTTGCCGTATTCTGAGGTGAACTCACCTCCTCCCTGCCAGTAATTCCTCTTGAAAGTAGGCATGTTACGTAAAGCATTGAAGTCGTCCATACTCAAAGAGACTTCTCCGTCAGCCTTGATCATGTCTCCAAAGCTTCTCTTTAGGTTCCAAGCCTCAGTCGAGAAAGGATTCCACAAGCCAGCACGATCTCTCTTCCTCTCTTCGCTCTCTAATAGTTGTAAGAACTGAAG